CATCATCTGGTTGGAAGCCAGGTGTCGTAGCCTTTGGACCACATCCCCGTGGAGGAAGGCGGAGCAATCGAAGCTCACTCTGTCGAGCCAGCCCGCTAGCAACGGGAGTCGCGCCCTGCGCGATTCACCTTCCATGTGAGAGGAAGGAGGAGGAGTCGAACCCCTGTCTTTCGACCAAGCCGCTTTCGAAGCGGGTCCTGCACCGCTGCAGGGTCACCTTCCATGAGTAGTGACGGAGGGAATCGAACCCCCAGCTTTCCGCTTAGGAGGCGGTGACTCTTCCGAGCGCCACTATGGCGACGACGAAGGGACTTGAACCCTCGGCTTCCTCCGTGACAGGGAGGTACTCTGACCAACTGAGTTACGCCGTCTTGCGTCCACGAAGGAGGACTCGAACCTCCGCACAACTACTTGTAAGGTAGGTGCTCTGCCACTGAGCTACTCGTGGTGGAGCGCTGTTTCCGTCAACCTGGCCAGTGGTCGGCGGCGTCCGTTTTGGGCCGAGGGCCACACGCAATCCCCGTACACGTGGAGAGATTCGAACTCCCAGCCTGCTGGTTCGTAGCCAGTTGCACGATCCATCGTGCTGCACGTGCGTGGAGCAGGTGGGAATCGAACCCACAAAGAGCAGCTTGCAAGGCAACCCTGCGGCCATCGCCAACCCCAAAGGTGGCTCGAGGGGTAGGGATCGAACCCACACCACTTGGTTCAGAGCCAAGTGTTCTACCGTTAAACTACCCTCAAGTGGGACGTCCAGGAATCGAACCTGACTAGCGTAGTGCGCTTGGTTTACAGCCAAGCTGAGATCCCAGTCTCCTACGGCCCTCGGTGGTCCCCCTGGGGTTCGAACCCAGAACATCTGGTTTCTGAGACCAGCGCCTCTGCCAATTGGACTAGAGGACCATGGCTGCTAGGGGAGGAATCGAACCCCCGACGCACGGTTTAACGGACCGTCGTTCTACCGCTGAACTACCCAGCAAAGATGGTGGCGGAGGAGGGAGTCGCACCCTCGGTTTCAGGCTTATGAGGCCCGAGCCAACTCTAGTTCCCCGCAGTCTGAGAGGCAGGATTCGAACCTGCGGCCTCTCGCTCCCAAGGCGAGCGCGCTGCCAAACTGCGCCACACTCAGATGTAAGTGATCCGTGCGGGACTCGAACCCGCAATCTTCAGGTTGAGAGCCTGACGATCTACCTGTTGATCCAACGGACCTGGGGTGAAGGACGGGTACTGCCCCCGCTAGCGCTCAGGTTCACAGCCTGGCCCCTCGCTACTTGGGTTCCGACACCGCCCCCGCAGCAGGAGTCGAACCTGCGTCCTCCTGGGTTTCAACCAGGCGCTCGTACCAACTGAGCTACACGAGGAGAAGCACCGCGTCGAGGGATCGAACCCCGCAAGGTCGGTTTTGGAGACCAACCTGTGCCCAGCACCCGCGATCTGTACGGATCAACATGCTGCAGCACTCCCCGTCCATAGTATAGGTCGGAGCGTCCACTCCAGCGCTCGAGTTCCTGGGACAGTCAGCCCCGACGGTCGAACTCGGCCAGGCGCCGCAGCTCAGCCGTGCGGCTGCGGCTCGGCTGGTCCGAGGCTCGGCGACGGCGGTCCAGCTCACGCTGCTTGACGTCGTCCGTGAGCTGACGCACGGGGATACCCAGGAAGTTCAGCACCGACTGGATCTGGCGGTCGTCGTAGTAGTCGCCCACACCTCCCAGGCGGTTCGCCTGCGACAGCGTCGGCAGGAGATCCAGCAGGGCGTTCGGGATGCGCTCGTCGATGACCTCGGCGCCCGCGGGCGTCGTCTCGCCAGCGCCCAGCATGTGGAGCAGCTGCTTCCAGGAGTCGGCCTCCTCGTAGCCGTCCATCTGGTAGCCGCTGTACAGGTCCTGCCCCGTCCAGTATTCCAGTGGAACCTTCACGAGTGGATTAGCGTTCGCCAGCATGCGCACGGGGTCGCCCAGACGCTCCGCCTCGGCGAACAGCCTCGTCTGCGGCAGGTCGGGCGCCAGCGCCCAGTCGTCGCTCAGCCCGAAGCCGCCTGCCTCCGTGACAGACAGAGGGAGAACCGTGTCCTCGTCTCCGCCCTGCACGTTGCGCACCAGCGAGTTGTACTGGGCGTAGCGCTTCGGCTGCAGCCACATCGACTGCACCTGCAGCGGCAGGTTGCGGGAGAAGAACGTCCAGAACGGGATCAGCCGCTTCATCTGGCGGTCCATCGCCGACACGTCTGAGTAGTCGAAGTGGACCCGCTTGATCGCAGCCACGGCGGAGTTGTAGTCGCCGCCGTTGCGCAGCACGTCGAGGGCCATCGACACACGGGCGGGACCCTCCACCCACTCGCCCAGCGCGCGCGACGTCTGGGGGAGCTTCCAGTCCGTGAGCCTGTCGGCGAAGCGCTGGCCTCGGCCGCGCTCCTGTAGGGCGTCATGCGCCAGCTCGACCGTCGAGAACTGCCCACCCGAACCCGTGGCGTGCACGGCACGCACGGCCTCAGGTGCCAGGCTCTGCCACTCCTCGGGCAGCGCCTTCCACCAGTCGCCCTGAGCATCCTGGCGGTACGCCTTCCACAGCTTGGCGCCGTTCAGCATGTTCTCCGCACGCACGCCGTTCACGACGTTCATGAAGGCGGCCGACATGCCGTTGCGCAGGTGGAAGCCAGGGGTCATGGTGGCGTACGTCTTGAAGACCGACGTGAACGAATCCACGGCGCGCCAGAACATGTTGTCGTCGACCGCGACGTGCACCCGCTCGAAGGCCTCGGCCACCGCCGAGCGGATGGCGACATCCTCGCCCATCAGCTTCTGGCCCAGCTCGGTGAAGCCACGCTTCAGCTCCATCTGGACGATCGGTGTCACCTTCGCCTGCTTGGCGTCCTTCAGGAACTGGCGGGTAGCGGCCACCGTCTGCGCCTCGGCGGGCAGGCTGGCCAGCCCAGCCTCGTACTCGGAGTAGAGCTCTCGAGCGGCCATGCCGTCAGCGTCCTGAGGCAGGGCCTCGATGGCCGAGCGTAGCGCAGCGTCCTCTTCGTTCAGACGGCCCTGCATGGCATCGACGGTACGTGGACGCCCCTCGGCCATTTGCGGGCCTCCAGGAATTACTGAGGCTAGTGTAGCCCCCTCTTGCTGAGCGCGTGTGGCGTTCGTCCAGTAGGCCCCCTGCGCCTGGCGGTAGGCGGCCTGAGCGGGACCAACAACGGCGGGATCGGGCGGCGTGGCCGTCGCTCCCGACACAACCTCATCGTAGGCCCGCGGGTCACCCTGGGCGAACACGGCGGGGGCGCCTCCGCCCTGGAGCTCCTTCAGTGCGCCCACACGTCCGACGTCGGCAGCCAGAGACTCGGCGTAGTTCGACAGGATGAAGGCGGGATCGTCCTCGAACAGCTTCTTGCCCCGCAGCTCGGGGAAGTTCTCCGACAGGACGTCAGCGATCTCGGCGCGGGTCGCCGTCTCGAACGTGACGGTCTTCCCGTTCACGCGGTACGTGCCAGGGCGCCACACGCGCTCAGCCAGGCGACCGCTGGCCGAGCCAGCGTTCTTCTTGAAGAAGTTGTGCTCGGCGCGGCCCAGGAAGTCCTTGAGCGGGCGGGTCTGGATGCGGGGCACGTAGGTCGGCCCCTCGTCACCCACGTTGACGCCCATGCGCACGGCGTCGGCGCGCATCGCCTTGAGGGCGCTCTGGAGCTCGGCCGTCTCGGGCGTGAAGGCGCCACGCTCGATGGCGTCGAGCACCTCGCTCTTGCCGCGGTAGCGGTGCTTGAGGTCCTGGATCGGGCGGGTGTGCCGACCGAGGAACCCACGCTTCATGGCCTGCTCGGCCTGCACGCCACGGAACACGTTCTGGGCGTCGAGGGCCGACAGGCCCTTACCCGTCTGCAGCGAGCCCACGGCGTCGCGGACGGCGGGGTTGCGGCCACCACCCAGATAGCGAGCGCCGCGGCCCAGAGCCGAGTCGCTCAGAGTGCCGCGGGCCTTGGCGAACCCGAGCGACATGGCGTTGTCGACTCCAGCCGTGCCAGGGATCCTCGCACCACCGATCGTGCGCAGGCCAGCACGGGGCAGCTGCAGCGCCTCGCGCTCGGCCTTCGACAGCCCAGCGACACCCAGGCGACCAGCGCGCTGAGCTAGCTGCTCGGCCGCCTCCTCACCGAACTCGGTGGCGCCACGCTGCGCCACCCTCGTAGCCAGCGCTGCGCGTCCACCCGAACCGATCGAGCGGGCGGCCACGTTCGCTCCAGCCGTCACGTAGGTGAGCGGGTCGAGGGCGACGTCGCCCGCGAAGCCGAGGGCGCGGTCCACCCACTCGTTTCCCGTGTCGACGCGGTCGCCGACGCCGACGGGCGTCTTGTTCGTGACAGCGTCCCACCAGTCACCGAACGAGGCGTCGTCGTTGCCCTCGATGAGGTCGTCGAGCTCGAACAGCCCACCGACCGCGGCACGCCGTCCCGTGTCCAGGACCTGGAGCGGGGCGAGGAGCGCCTGAGCGACAGGGTTGCCCAGGACGCGCCCGAACATCCCCGAGAAGCCGTCGGGCTCGTTCGCCTTCTGCACGCGGCCCTGCTCCTTGCGGGAGAGGGCGGCGCGGATGGGATCGCCACCCGACTCCTGCTGAACGCGCTGCTGGCGCTGCTGCTGCTGCGCCTGGGCGCGGCCCTGCCGCAGCCCCTGCACGGGGCCGCGCACGACCGAAGAGCGACCGCGCTGGGCCTGGCCACGCGCCGCCAGGGCGCGCTGGCGCTGCTGCTCGGCGATGGCGCGACGTGCCGCCGCTAGGCGGGGGTCGACCATCAGTAGCCCCGCAGGGCTCGCAGTGCCTCGAGCTTGTACCTGATGGCGTCGGACGCAGGGCTACGGCCCTGGGCCGTCGCCTGCTGGGCGGCGATCTTCCTCACGTCGCGGTCCCTCGTGTCAGCGTTCCGCTTCGCCGTGTTGGCGTGGTACTGCGTCGTGTAGCGCTTCTGGGCGGCAGGAGTACGCCTGGCGTTGCGGGCCTGGCGCTCCCTGCTCTCGCGCTGGGCCGCACCAGGGCTCGGCCTTGTGTTCTTGCGGTACCGATCCTTGTTGACGAGCACCTCGCCGACCGTTGCGCGAGGTAGACCGTTGGCTGCCTGGGCGCCAGCCCGCGGGCCGCCGCGGCCAGCCAGGACGCGCGAGAGCATGCCCGTCTGGTTCTCGGGGCGAGCGTTCATGCGGGCGTACTCCCGATCGCCCGTGCGGGCCTCCGTCCGCCTGGTGTTCACGAGGGAGTCCAGGATTGGCGAGCGGGTCTGCAGCCCGTTCAGGGGGACCGTGTCCTCGTTGTACATCTCGGTCGGGTCGGGGATGCCTGCCTTGGCGTATGCCATCTGCAGCGGCGACTGCGCTGGCGGCTTGCCCGCCCACTCGGCCTGCGCACGCCCAGAGTCCGACAGCTCCTTCCAGCCAGCCGAAGCCATCTGGATTAGGTCGGCCTGCTGGTCCTCATCGATCGTGCCCTCCGCAGCGAGCTGGCGGATGGCGGCGTTGATGCTCGACGGCGACATGCCCGACTGCAGGTTCGTTGCGATCGACTGCTCGTTAGGGTCGCCAGCGAACAGGGCGTCCAGGGTTGGCGTCCACGCAACGGGCTCGGGATCCTGCTTGCCCGTGGCGCCAGGGACGAACTGCATGTAGTCCTGCGTGGGCGCACCCGTCAGCATCGACGTCAGAGCGGCGAACTTCGGGTCGAACATGATGTCCAGGTCGTCCTGGAAGGCGTTGTTCTGCTTGGCGTACGTCGAGATGTCGTACGGCAGCGGCGTGCCCATGTCGCTGACGCGGGTCGAGATGCCACTAGGCAGCCCACCGCCGAGGAGCATGCTGATCAGCTGGGGGTCGAGGTAGGGGTCCTCCTCCTCGTACTCCTCGAATCCGTATGGGTCGTAGTAGTCGGTCATCGATCAGGTCCTCCTGGTCAGGCGCTTGTTAAGCGCGGGCGCTGGCGCTGGGGCTGCACCGCCTGCGAGCGCCTGGATCACGGCTGCGGGATCGGCGTACTCGAGACCGAACTCCGACGCCTTTGGCATGTCGAGGCCGACAGGACCCAGGAGCCCTGGGATCGTGGCGATGAGCTCGAGAGCCTGCGCCTCCTTGGCGCGTCGCTCCGCCTCGTCCTGCTGGTCGACCTGGAAGAGCATGGCGTCCCGAACGGCCGCCATCTCGCGCTCGTTGAAAATGCGAGCCTGCTCCAGCTGCGACGCACGCGACTGGATCGACGAGTCCTCGGCGCTCTGCAGCGTGCGGTAGAGGTTCGACCAGTTGTCGGCCATGTTCTGGCCCTCGGCGTTGCTCTGGCCGATCTGCTGCTGATAGGCGGCCTGGTTCCCGCCCTGCGACTGCAGGAGAGCCATGAGGCCTGGGTCGGCTGCTCGCTGCGTCGTCGTGCCAGCCCGACCTGCGTACTGGTTCTTCATCGCCTTGGCGTTGTCGTACGCCTGGCGGTATGTGTCCCATGCGGCCCAGTGGTCCGTGTTGTGCGCGCCCCGCACGCGCTCGCGCAGGGCGTCGTTCGGCTTCGGCTTGAAGGCCGTCGTCTTCAGCAGGTCCATGATGAACCCGACCTGCTTCATCGCGCTGGCCTTGGCATCGGCGCCTCCGCCGCCGCCGCCTCCGCCTCCACCGCCGCCGCCGCCGCTGCGGCCTCCGCCATAGCCACCGCCACCGTAGCTGCGGCCGCCTCCTCCGCTCGAGGAACCACCACCGCCGCCACTGCGGCCACCACCCGAAGATCCACCGCTCGATCCGCCGCCCCCACCGCGGACGTAGTCGGCCGCCGCGAGGAAGCTCGTGCCTGGGTTGGCCCTATGGACGTCCGTGATCTGCTTCCAGTCGGGATCACTGGAGTAGATGATGCGGTTGGGGGCGTTGAGCTGAGCCTGCGTCGGCTTCGGCGGGCGCGGCTTGCCGCTGGGCAGCTGGCTGCTGAGGGCGTTCTTGGGCTTAGCCTTGGGCTTGGCCTTGGGCTTGGGTGCGTACGGGGACGAGAATCCTGCCATGGCTACCTCACTAGAAGCTGGTCTTGAGCGCCTGGATGTTCAGCGCTGTGTTGGCGATGAGCTGTGCCTTCTCGGCCTCGATGTCAGCCAGAGAACGCTGGTAGGACGCATCCAGCTGTGCGTCCGTGTTGTTGAACTGGTTCACCTGCGTGTCGTAGTCCTGCTGGGCGTAGCCCTGGTTGCGGGTGTAGTCGCCCACGTAGTCGTCGAGGGCCTTGCGCCAGAAGCCGCTCTGGACCTTCCCGCCCGTCATGCCGCGGCGGCCCCAGCCGCCCGCCATGCCGCCGTAGCCGCGCTGGAAGTTGCGCTGGTTCGTGCCCTGATTGCGCTGGAAGCCCTGCTGCGAGACGAAGCGACCGAAGGTGTTGGAGGCACGCTTGGCCGCGTAGTCGTCGGTGAGGGCGCGGCGCTGGCGCTCGAAGGCGGAGGTGTCAACAGGCATCAGACACCCAGCGGCTCAACGAGGATGTAGGGTCGCTGCGCTGGCACATCAGCGATGAGCTGCAGAGTCTGCCCTGTATCTGACTTGACCCACGCCGTGAGCGTTGTCGCCCCACTCAGAACTCCCGCAGCGAGCCTGCGAATCACATAGACAGGGTCCGTGTTGCTGTCCGCGTGGAAGTATCGACCCACCTCCGCCAGCGCCGTCGCCCCGCCGTCCTTTGAAACAGCGACCCGAGCCCAGCCAGCACCAGACACCAGCTCCAGCCACGGGATGCAGAACGTCACCTTGTACTTCACGGTCGCATCAGCGGTGAACGGTGCGGAGATGTCGGTCACCTGACGGCCCAGGCCAGTCGAAACGTTGAAGTTGTTCTGTGTGCCGTTGCCCGTCTCGTCGTAGGCGGCCTCGCCTGCGCGCTTCCATAGGTCCGTGCGACGCACGGCGTGGGCGTCAGCCGTGGGTGCGGTCAGCGACAGGCCAGCCGTCATGGCAACGCTGCCGTTGCGAGCGATCACCTCGGTGTTGACGTGCGACTCGATCGCGTTGAAGTTCGCCTGGAGCGGGGCGGCGTCGACGTCGGCGTCGGCGACGATGTCGTTGGGGATGTTCAGGGGCATCGGAACCTCTTGGGGTACTGGACTGACACAAGGTCAGGATTGTCTAAGGACGGGCGCGACCGCTGTCGGGTGGGGGCCTCGGCACGTCGTCCTTGGTCATCGCAACGTGACGCGACTCCCTGGCGGTGCGCTCGTCTGCGGGGATCTCATCGATGCGGCGGGTCTCGGTCGCCTCACCGAGCTGCCCGAGAGTCAGCTCGTTCATCGTCTTCACCTCGTTCTTGACTGCGCCCACACGCAGTACCGTGATGACGGCAACCACGGCCGACGAGAGGGCGGCGATCAGCGTCGACAGCGCCAGCAGTAGTTCTGGTGTCACTTGAACCTCTTGTTCAGATGCTTGAGGACGAAGGCGTCGACACCCCAGCGGACGCCAGGGGGTCCAATAAAGCGGAGACGGATGGAACGGGCCAGACCGAACGAGGAGCCCCGCACGAGCTTCGAGCCCTCCGCTGTACCGCCGTAGCGGATGCCCGAGTCGTAGGTGGATCCGTCGTCGTACTTGGCGCCGCCCAGCGACTCGGGGATCGTCACGATCAGCGAGCGGTGCGGCGACGCTTCGTTGTAGTCGCGGTAGGCGTCAACCCTCAGGTCGACCCGCTCGTTCGAGTCCTGCAGGAGGAACTCAGGTCGCTTCCAGCTCTTCTTGAGCGTGGGCCACCCAGCGTCGAACCACCTCGTGATCAGGTAGGTGCTGAAGGGCGTCTCCGTACCGTTGAGGTTGTCCTTCGGGTCGTCGAGCTGCTCGACCCTGGCCACGCTCCGCGTCGCGCGGCATGCGCCGTAGACGACGTCGCTCTGCACCGCCTCGACCATGGGTCCGAGGGCGGCGTCGTCGGCGCCTCGGTACGCCATCCACGACCCGCGAGACGACAGCGACCGATCGAGGATTAGGTTTGTCGCTGCGTCGGACGGCGTCGCCGTCGTCGAGAACGGCACTGCCACCCACAGCCGCTGGTCAACGTAGTTCAGCCAGATGCTCTCGAGCGCCTCCGAGTTGAAGTTGGGGGAGCGGATGCCTGGGCGCAGCTGCTCCGACACCTCGAACACGCCGTCGCCGTCGTACTCGTACACGCCGTGCGGCCACGACAGAAAGTAGACGCTGTTCTCCGCCTTGGCGACCGCCTGACGGTGGAGCGCCCCCACCTTCTCGGTGACCTGCACCATCTGGAACGACTCGGCGTCGTAGCCGTGGATCGCCCACACTGAGTTCGTCTTGAAGACGAGCAGGTGGTCCCCAAACGAGAGCAAGGCGGTGATCTTCTCGCCGCCTGCGCTGATGTCGATGTAGTCGGTGGACGCCCAGTTCTCGGCGTTGTTTGGGTGCGAGAAGCGGACGCGGTTCGGGTGCGCCGTCGAGTCCTCGTTCGTGTAGGCCACCACCATGCGGTCCAGGTGCGGCGTGGCCAGCTCGCACTTCGGGAAGCAGGCCCCGCTCGGCGCCGTGTAGTCATCGACGAAGTTCGCGGCGGCCGAGGCCGTCAGCAGGGTCGCAATCGACCCGCCGCCAGGGCCAGCCCACTTGGCGGCCTGCTCGCCGCTGCCGCAGGCGATGTAGACCAGGTCCTTCCACGGAGCGAAGTCAGCGATGTGTGGGGTGGCGTCGGCCACCAGCGGGTTGCTGCCTACCAGCAGCAGCACGAAGGTGCCAGCCGTTGAATACAGCACCGACCCCTTGTTCGCACCGCCTCCCGCATACGACGCCGCGTTCGCCACGAAGACAACCTCGGTTCCCCCGAGCGTCTGCGCATGCATCGCCCGTGGGTTCCACGTTGGCGCCAGCGTCGTGTTGATGTCGGCGCTGTTCCAGCGCTGCCAGCCCTTGCGAGCGTAGAACCCGCCACGTGGGTCGAGCTCGACGTTGAGGCACAGCTGCACCTCGTTCTCCGCCAGGTCGAAGGCGTCGGTCCTCAGGTTGATGCCGCCAGTGAACAGGCGGACGTTAAGAGGGCGGAGACGGTTCCCCGCCATTAGGCCCACCAGTACGACGTGCGGTTGACCGCCTTCCCAACGCCACCGTTCAGGATCCTCGAGCGGGCAGGATGCGGACGCATGATGTCCCTGCGCGCGCGCTCAACGGCCGCCTCCCACTGGCTGTAGTAGAGGCCACGCAGAACCTCGTCCTCGTTGGCCGCCTGGGCGATGGAGCAGGCAAAGTAGATGAGCGCGTAGTGGAGGCGCTCGTCGCAGTCGGGCGCGTCGCCCGCCGTCGCCAGCAGGAAGTCGTCAGGGGTGCGCCACCCCTGGGCGAACGCCTCGACGCCGCCCTCCTGGGCGGGGTACATCAGGATCTGCTGGTTGCGGATCGTGAAGAAGCGGGGGATGCCGAACGGCGCGGGCGCACCGAAGGCGCGCTCCACCGTTCCGTAGTCGATGAACGGCAGCTGGTCGTTGTAGTAGAGCGTCTCGATGCCGCGGAGGGAGGCGGGCATGGCGGCCACACCGTCCGTGAAGGTGATCTGTGCCTCGACCTCGTACATCGGCCAGCGCTGCTCGGCCTCAACGGTCGACCAGAAGGCGTCAGCGAGGTACAGGTCCAGCCGATCGTTCGGCAGCTCCTCCTCGTCAACGTCGAGCTGGCTGCGCACGAAGTCGCGCAGCTGTGTCTTGGTCAGGCTCATTCAGCCGCTGCCTTCTTGGCCTCGCTGCGCAGGTGCCCAATGCAGAAGTCCTCGCCCTTGACCCTGTGGGCCAGGCAGGTGTTGTCGTTCCCCCCGCAGAGGCCACCACGACCGTCGTCGTAGGGCGCCCCTCCAGGGGGCGCAGGAGCAGCGCCAGGTCCTCCGCCAGCGTTGATCGGAATCCGATCCAAAGAGAGCTTCCATCGAGGAAGCGCCTTCGCTTCGCTGACCGTAGGAAGCCCGAGTCTGAACATCTGCACCCATCACCTATCGGGTGAAACTGTCCTCTGAAACGGGAGAGCCCCTGGGACGGATCCCAGGGGCTGCTCCATTGTGTGGCCTGACACAAGGTCAGGGTTGGATCACGTGCCGTCGACCGACGTCATCTTGAACTGACGGAGTGGGGCCGAGCAGGCCATATTGCCGTACGACGTGATGTAGGCGTAGCGGGCGTCCACGACGCTTCCGACACCCGTTCCACCCGCCGACGAGAGGCCCTCGCTGAACTTCGACTGCTTGAACCAGCGGTCCGTGTGACCGACCAGGTACAGGTACTCGAAGTTGAGGCCGAACACCGTTGCGGCAGGGCAGTCACGATCCCAGTAGATCGGGACGCCGCCCATCAGGATGTTGTTGAAGCCAGCGTCAACCGACTTCACGTCCGAGTAGCGGGCCTGCGGAACCTGGGCCGCCTCGTAGGCCTCCCAGAGCGTCTGCGTCGTCAGGATGGCGTCCGTCGAGTCCGCGCCGTCCGACACCGTGTTCACGTGGTTGCGGAAGGCCGCGCGCAGGACGTCGCCCGTGATCACGCCAGCGTGGGCGGTCTCGGTCGAGCGCCAGTACTCGTTGCCACCCGTGGCGCGGTTGATGTTGCCGATCGTGCCCAGCGAGTCGACCCAGATGCCCAGGCCATGGAAGTCCTTGCCGCCGTTGCCCGTACCGTCGCCGTACAGCATCAGGTTCAGGTTCTTCTTCAGCGTCTTCTCGGCCTGCATCGTCTTCGCCTGGAGGAGGTCGATGATGGCCTCCTCGCCGTTGTTCTTGGCCTCCTCGAGGCCCGAGATCACGATCGAGGCGTAGAGCTGCTTCCAGGGGACCTCAGCGGCCGAGATGCCCGTCTGGGGCGTCAGCGTGAGGGCGTCCCACTCGCCGTACGAGGCCGACTGGCCTGCGGCGTACATCGTTGGGATGACGATCTTGTGGCCGCCGCTGTACTTGCGCACCTCGTTCTTCGTGGTCAGGAGCCACAGAAGGACGGTCGAGCGGAAGATGTTGTCGACCAGCTTCGTCTGATGCTTGGCGAACGTGGTCGCCAGCATCGCGTCATAGTTCGGGTTTGGCACGGAAGGATGGACCTTTCAGGGAGAGGGGAGGTTTACGAGAACCCGTTGTCCCTCAGCGCCTGGCGAGCGATCTCGCGGAAACTCTGGGGCTCGGGCGCAGGAGCGGCTCCTGGGATGGCGCTCGAAGCTCCGTGGTCAACCACCTGGGCCTTCGAAGCGGTGACGGCGGCCTCCTGGGTGGCACGCTGCTGCGTGACATCCCGCTCGGCCTTCTTGCGGCCGAGGGCCTTCTCACCTTCGAGGACCTTGTAGACGGTCTCCATTGCGGACGGGTCGGTGAGACCCGTTTGCTTCATGCGCTCAGCCACCTCGACTACGTCGAAGTCTTCGCCGTACTTCTGCTGCAGTCCACGAACCGTGTTCGCCATCACGCGGCGGCCGAAGTCCTCGCGAAGGGGGGCCACCTGCTCGTCAACCAGGCGCTGCGTCTGGGCCAGAATGCGCTCCTCGTCGGAGGCATACTCGACCTCGGGCTCCTGCACGCCGTACCCGTCCTGCTGGACGAGCTGCGACTGGAGCCAAGCGAGAGTCCCGAGAGGGTTCGCCTCCCAGGCCTCACGTAGGGCGACCGCCTCGGCGTTCGCCTCACGCTGCTCTGCAACGCTCTGTGTCTTGCGGGTGTAATCAGCGTGCATCATCTGCTGGCTGATCGCCTGCTTCAGCGGAACCTCGTGCTCGACGCCGTCGACGGTGATCTTGACGAAGTGATCGCCAAGCTCGTCAACGTTGACGTAGCTCTTCGGTGCGGGCTGCTCGGTGACCTCTGGCTCGCCTTGTCCGCTCTCAGCGGGGGCGCTTACCTCGGTCGCTGGTGCGGAGCCGTCATCGAAGCTTGAACCAAGCGCCGAGTCGAGATCCGCGAGTGAGGTATCACTCATGGGGGTCGGGAATCCTTCCGTAGGTTGTTCCGTCACCCATAGGGAAGGTTTGTGCGCAAACGCGAGGGCGCTCTTGGGACAGTCACCCGAAAGCGACTGGCCCGCGGCCGTCGTCGGCCTCCTCGTCGGCCCAACGGCGCGGACAGCGACGTGGGTCGTAGCCCAGCTCGCGCGGCTCCTCGCGCTCGGCCACGATCTCCCGAGCGGCCTCTAGGGCGGCCATGCGTCGGGCGAGCTTCTTCAGCTTCTTCAGCTTCTTCTTGTTCATGCTGCGACGGGTGGCTCACCTGGGAACGGGATGCCCAGCGGCTGCTGCTGCAGAGGCGCGCCCTGGGGCGGCATGCCCTCAGGCGGCGGCTCCTCGCCTGGCGGCGCTCCTGGCGCCGTCGGCGGCGTCACCTGCATGAACTCGGCGGGGTTCTTGATGCCGAACCCGTTCACCAGCACGTGACGCATCACGGCCTGCGGGTTGCAGATGCCACCCTCGATGAACGGCATCATCGCCTGCATCAGCTGCTCGGCCGACTGGCGGCGGAACGACTCGTTGACGGGCTGCGTCGAGCCAGCCTCGACCGAGAAGTCGAAGTCGCCCTGGATGTAGTCGCGGTCATAGTTGACCCAGAACGGCATGCCGTCTGCGCCGACGATGCGGAGCATGGCCTCGCCCGTCATGAACTGCTGCATGAGGCACAGCACCCGCTCGCCCAGGTGACCGAGGTACAGCTCGATGCGGCGCAGCTTCCACGCGGCGCGCGCCTGCTGGCTGTCCTGGATCATGGCGGCCTCGGTGGCCGTGCGGCGCAGGTTGGGGGCGTCGCCACGCATGTAGTCCGACGTGCCCGAGACCGTGTCGATGTTGTCGGCGATCAGCTCGGACAGGTTGTAGTAGTCGGGCGGGTTGATGATGGCGGGCATCGGCTTGATGGCGCTCTCGGGGTCGGCGCCCGACTTCACCGTCACCAGGGTGTTGTCCTCGTCGTTCTCGAGGGCAGCCAGGCCGTCGGCGTCGAAGGCATCCTCGGCGATCAGGTACTTGCGCGCGTACCGCTTGCGGTGGTTGTGCATGGCCGTACGAACGGCGTTCAGCTCGTACTGCAGCAGCTCGACGGCCTCGAGCTCACCCATCGGGTAGAACATGTCGGGGATGTCGTAGTTCCGCAACATCTCGAAGGGGTGGCCCTTCTTGTACGGGATCGGCTGCGGTGGAATCAGGAAGCCGTCGGGCTGGGTCTCGATGAACACGCACATCGTGTTGCGCTTCACGTCGTAGAACTCGAAGACGTCGACGAAGCCCTTGTCCCTGCTCGGTCCCGTGACCTCGCCGCGCCCGCTGTCGGCGGTCTCGTTGTCATAGCGGAAGGAGCGCTCGGGCGTCACCTTGTTGCGCGCCAGGCCGCCGCCTGCGAGCGTGCCTGTGTAGCGCTTGTCCACCTTGATGTCGGCGACCGACCGCGCAACCCTCTGAGCGATCCAGCGGATGTCCCGCATCGAGCGAGCGTCAGGGTCGACGAAGATGTCGAAGATCGACACGCGCTCCGAGTACGGGCGGTCCTCCAGGACCTTGGATTCCGACTCGACGTTGCCAGGGATCGGCTCGCGGTCGTCGATGCCGACCTCTTCGCCGTCCTTCTTCGCCGCCTCCAGCGGCAGGGCCGCCTCCTCGCGCACGAACTTGTAGGCGGTCTTCATCCAGCCGTGGCCCGAGATGAGGAAGTCGTCGACGGTGAGCTGGAAGTCGTCCTGGTACTTGTTCACCCGCCACGCCGCGTTCAGGGCCTCTTCGGCGACGATGGCGTGCGGCGCCATCTCGGGCTTCCGCGCCTCGATCGTGAACTTGGGGTCGCTGATCGACACGGCGGGCGAGATGACGTTCTTGATCGAGAACGCCATGTTGATGACCAGACGGTCCTCGGCCAGCACGTCCGTGTACTGCTTGCCGCGGTACAGGTCGATCATGCGGCGCCAGAGGTCGTCGTAGCCATCATGCTCGCGCCAGTGCTTCGAGCGCTTCAGCTCGCCGACGTAGTAGGCGAGCGTCTCCTTGTGGGGCGTGGGGGCCATCAGCGGAGAACCGCCCGACCTGCGTACTCGACCTCGTCCTTGCTGCGCCCGCCGATCTCCTGACGCACGCGCTCGGGGATCGTTGCGTCGTTCCAGACCTTGCGGCCGCGGCCGCCGCCGCCGACGAAGTTGAAGCCCACGCCGCGGACGTGGCAGCTGAAGCACTCGCCGCTCGCGCGGGGCCTCTCAACCTTGAGCTTGCCGCAGGACGAGCAGACGAAGGTATCCATCATCTACTGGGGTGAATCGTCCACCAATCAGGCGACGTTCTTGGGACGGACCGCTGTATGGCCGAGGATGACGGGCGTCTTCTTGGCGTCATCGGCGTAGATGAAGGCCATCATGTGGCCCATCGTCCCTGGCGGGGGCTTGTCCATCGTCCGATACTGCGGCAGGTAGGCGTACTTCGTCATCTGCTGGGCGATGGCCAGCGACATGACGCGGTCGTCGTGAGGCGATCCGTGCATCTTCCCCTTGCCGTCCGAGACGAACGTCTTCAGCTCCTGGATCGTCGGACCGTCAGGGACCCGCAGGTGCTCGATGCGGACGCCGTTGTCGTCCAGGTGGCCACGCAGGGCGCGGGCCAGCTCGACGATGGCGACGCCCTTCGACTTCACCGTGGTGAGCCAGCCAACCAGCTCCGTCTTCGGCTCCTTGCGCTGAGCGATGTCGTGCTGGCGGTAGAGGTGTGGGTACTTCAGCCGCTTGGCGGCCAGGATCGTGGCCTGGCCGATCGAGTTCCGCTCGATCCCGAGCAGGGCCTTGTTGTAGAACCTGGCCAGCTCCACCAGGAACTCGCCGAACAAGTCGGCGTCGATATGCTCGTGGTAGCAGGCCACTAGACGGCCAGCCTTCACGTCGATGACGTGCGCGCTCGAGAAGTCGCCGTGCTCCAGGTTCTCGGCTACGTCGGCGCCAATCGCGTACACGACGTCCTTCTTCGGCTCCGACCAGACGCGCAGCGGTCCACTGCCCAGCTCGATGAACTCGCCCTCGAGCAGCTCGCCGAGGCGAGGCTCCAGGATCTCCTGGTCCCTCAGGGCGTCCACATCGAAGAGTGGGCGGCCCGACTTGAGGAAGGCCTCCTCTGGGTCGCGTGGGTACTCCGAGTGCAGCTGCCACGATGGGAGCTCCGTCGCCTGGGCGTCGTACCACGCCTGCGAGCGGCCGTTGGAGTTCCACGGCCAGAAGTTGGGCTTGTACTGGCCGAACTGCTGGGTGACGCCCGTGGCGCCCAGCCACAGCTGGTGCAGGAGGTTGCCCTCACCGTTGGCGGTACCGAGCATGATGAGCGAGCCCCCGACGTCGGCCACACCCTCGACGGCGGCGTAGGCCTCGGTGGAGTTGGGCAGGAAGCCGATCTCGTCGACGACGGCCACGAAGGCCGTGGAGCCACGACCAGGCTCCGAGGCGGACGGCAGAGACGCGATGATCGATCCGCCGATGAACTCCTGCCGCTCGTGCGTGTTGGCGATCCTCAACGGACCGCGCAGGACCATCCACTCAGGCAGGCGGCCGAAGCCGTACTTGGCGTGGCCGAGGAGCTTTCGGGACTTCTCCTGGTTCTGCGAGATCAGCAGGATCTCGCGGCTCTCCCAGCCGTACGCCAGCCAGAAGGCGAAGGTGGCGATGAGGGTGGAGAAGCCGATCTGGCGAGCCTTCAGGGTGACCGTCTTGCGGTGCTTCAGCCACAGGCGGACCGTCTCGCGCTGGGCCTCGTAGAGATTCATGCGCACCTTGCCCGTGGGCGGGCGCTTGATCCACCAGTAGGTGCGGCAGAAGTAGTCGAACGCCTCGACCTTCTCGTCGACCGTCGTCGAGTCCCAGTCGGGGAAGCAGCGGCGCCACTCGAGCTCCAGCCGCACGGCGCTCAGATCTTCGGTCACGCCGCCCCCAGGTCCTCGACGTAGAAGGAGCCGACGTTGCTCCCGTTCGTGTGAAGGTCCGCCGTTCCCGAATCCGTGGCCCCCTGCACCGTCAGGACGCGCGTCACGTCCGTGCCCTCGAAGGGGAACTCCAGATAGACGGCCTGGAAGCCACCCGACGTGGGCGAATAGTGGCAGATCCCACTGATCGACGTCCCGCCGTCGCACAGCTGGTACTTCGTCCCGACGTCGTTGTCGACGGCGCGGGCGAAGAACTTCACGGCGTACTCGCGCCCACGACGGAACGTGAAGCGCAGGTCGTCCGTGACGTCGGCGAACGTGGTGGTGAGCCCGACGGGATGGGCGAGCAGGGTGCCTGACGCAACCTTGCTCTTGGGCAGCTCCTCGATGCGGCGGGACAGGTCCTGCAGCAGCGCGCGCTGTTCGGGGCTGAAGCCCTGCGGGCGGGCGAGGTTACGAGGCATGGCGGCGCTTCGCCAGCTCGTCGCCGAGCAGCTCGGCGTACATTGCCTTCAACTCCTCGGTCGACAGGCTGACCAGGCCGCCCTGGTCGGCAGGTGGCGAGAGCTTCTCGACGTGAGCCAGCCATGTCTTGGCGGCGTTCACGTGCTGGAAGTGGCCGCGGTCCGTGCCCGTGGTGTGCAGCGCCTCGAGGATCTCGCGGGTCTTGTCGGGTCCGCCGATGAGATCGGTCGAGCGCTCCTGCCACTCAGCACGGAAGACGGGGTCCTTCTTCCAGTCCCGCAGCGTCTTCGGATCGATGTGGAGCGCGGCGGCCAGCTCACGCTGGCTGGACGGCTCGCGCTCGCTGGGCAGCTTCAGGAGCCAGTCCAGCAGCTGCCGCTTGCGCTGGTCGTTCTCGGTGGTCAGCTTCTCGGTCACCAAGGCGAGCTGACGTAGGTCCACACGTTCGTGGAGCGGTAGCCGCTCGGGCAGTAGCCGCTTGAGACGCCCTGAGGGCGGGTCTGGTTGCCATTGCGGTAGGTGACGCCACCCCAGCCGTTCACGCACCTGACGTGGGCGTAGTAGACGCCCGTGCCGCCACACGACGTGTGGCCAGCGTTCTGGGTCAGCCAACGACCACAGTTGGTCGGGTAGCGTGGCATCAAGGCTGACACAACCTCAGCCTTGGGGACCGTGGCCGTGGCGCCGATCGAGGCGATCGAGATCGCTAGAGCAGCCAGAACCTTGCGCATGTGAAACTCCTTGGGTTAGCTCAGGCTGCCTGGGTGGAAGTACCAGACGTTCGGCGGGCCGATCCACGGCGTGGGGTCGGGGATCGTGGGGCGCAGCCGTGGGGCCGCGGGCTGCGCCTCCAGCTCGCGCACGCGGCGCTCGAGCTGCTCGACGCGCTCCTGCAGGGTGCGGTTGCGGCGGGTCTCCTCGAGGAGGTCGTTGAACTTCCTCATGTCAGTGCCAGATCTCCAGGCTCACGGTTCCCGTGTTCAGGATGGGCGCCCAGTTCGGACAGAATCGTGAAACCGTCCACGGCAGCCCGTTCTCGTCGCTCTTCAGCCACGTGAACGGCCCCTGGATGTGGGTGGGACCGCCGTAGTACGTCTGGCAGCCGAACTCCAGCCTCACGTAGCCAGGGCCTGGATCGTTGTCGTAGACGGTGACGTAGTCGACGGCGCCCGCCGTGTACAGGAAGGCCACGGGCGAGTGGCAGCCAACGAGGAACACCACAGCGACCAGCGCTGCAGCCGCGAGGGCGAGGAACTTCTTCATCCGACCCTCCGTCCACGGTCACCGAGGTGCAGCCCGCTCGGGATCTCACGGAAGCGCTTGGGCTTGCGCTTGCCGCGCCGCTTCCGTGGCGGAACGGCACGTAGTCGCGCCCGCCTGATCTGGCTCAGGACCTCGGGCTCGAACATGGTCGAGCGACCGCGCTCCAGCTCCCGCCTGGCCTTGGCCACGTCCTCGTTGGGGCCCCCGTACTTCGAGAGCCACGTGACGTCGGCCATGGCGAGCGTCAGCTCGGGCTGCTTGCGCGGGCGGCGAAGAGTGTTCATCACCTACTAGGCGGGCTTGTGCGCAGACCCCGTGGGGCTGTTGGGACACGGGGCTGTCCCAACCTCGAGTGCGCTCGAGGTGGACAGAACCACCTATAGAGTGAGTGGGTAGATCGCTCCGCCAATAGCGGACCCCGTGCCTCCCTTCCCCCGCTGACCACGGGTGTACGTGAGCCGTAAGACGGGGGCGACCTGTCACGCACCACCGAGGGCTGAGCTCAGGGAGCGGCGGTTTGAAGTTGGCAGGACGCTGGGCAGCGCGAACGGTCCGATCCAGCTGGTGAGATCGGCCATGAACGTACGGAGGGACCCAAGGGATCTCTCTGCCTCATCACGTGGGCGCCTCAAGGTGACCACGTACCAGAAACACCGCTGTTCCACCACGAGTGGAACAGCTCCAGCAATCTGGCGTCCACATCGCCGTAGCTGCACAGCGGAGGCGATTGGGCGTCCACGTTCGCCGAAGCAGCATGCGTAGGCGAACACGTCCCACCTCCGCTGGCGCTACGGCTTGGACGTATCCGCTAAATGAGAAGGGTCAAAAGGGTATGGAAATAGCTGTAAGTACCTATTTTGGGACTCCTATATATACCCTACTACCCTCCCCCCCCACCATCCCCCCCAGGGGTGTGGGGTGTGGTAGCCGAGTTGAACTGATGTTCAATACATCGATCAGGTAATACATGCATACGATGCATGCATTACAGTGTAATGGTACATATAAGGGGTGAGACTATGGGTACATAGTCGAACCATGTGTGCTCCACTCCGTTGCGCCTATGGTTCTCTGTACTATGTACGGTGTTAGGGATAGGTGGGAATGTGTGGCGTCGACACACAGACCACGCCTGCTCAGTGTGACGCACGTCACGCATGTTGGTACTTGACACAAGGGTACCCCTGGGTCATACTGTTCTCATGACCACATACCAGCTGACGGCAGTTCGCTACTCCGATGAGGATGGGGCCAGCGATTACAACCCCGTGCTGACGGACGAGGACTACAGCTTCGTGCTCGGCGGGTATCACTCCGTGCTCGGGCGAGTCTGCGAGCTGTCGGGTCTGAGCGAGTCAACCGTAGACGGGTTGATCGGCGTGGCGATCGAGCGTGCGGCTGCGCACGACCGCAGCCCAGTGACCTTCACGGTCTGAGCCGAAACGTCCTAACGGACGTCGGCGCCAGCTCGCTACTGGCGTCCTGATGAGGCAAGCGACACAGAAACGAGAGAACGATGGCTACATGGACCAATGACAAGGTGCTCGGCGTGTTCGTGGACACGGAGCGTGGGATCCTGCGGCGTGGCCGTGACGACGTCTCGGCCATGCTCAAGCGTGGCGAGGCTGCCGAGCACTGGGACGGTACGGCTCAGTCGCTCGCTGACGACCTCGCCGCCATCGGCGTGTCTGGCATGAGCACGGGTCAGATCTCGCAGCAACGCAAGGCCTTCCGCCACTACGGTGTGGACGCCGATCGAGCGGTCTCGGATCTTCCCGACGGTTCTCCAGTCACGCCTACGGCCGTGCTGTCGAACCTGCCGACGGCCGAGCGTAAGCCCCGTGCGGTCGACGCTGATCCTGCCTACCGTGCG